GCCGTTGCCTTGGGCAGGGCTGGTGGACACCAGGGCCACACCAGTGCCAGCAGTCAGGCCAGAGCCGCCATCGGTGATGGTCAGCGTGGCGACAGGGTCACCCTGACGGTAGTTCTTGGGTGCGCCGTAGCCGAGCAGGTCGAAGCTGACGCTGGCCACCGAGCCAGCTTCGAGGCTCTCAGACCAGTTCGACACGAATGCCACACCGGCATCCACCTGGGGGTTGTCGTTGCTGGAACCCACCAGCGGCAGTTCGCGATACCACTGGATGGCAACGTTGTTGGCTGAGGTCTGCGCGGCACGCTTGAGGGTCAGGTAACCCTCCGAGGTTGGATCGAGATTGAGCGCACAGGTGATGCTGTAGCTGTTGCCGGTGACCAGCTGACTGGAGAAGCCAAAGTCGGTCGAGTAGTCCAGCACGGTCTGGGTATCCGAGCTGACCGAAATGGAGGTATTGGTCAACGACAGCACCTCGGTCATGGTGCTGCTGGTGGTTGGAGCTGTGCTGGCCGTAGTGCCCAGCTTCACCCAGAAGCGGACATCAAGGGATGCAAAATAGGTGCCCGCCATTGATCCTGTGGAGGTTTGTTTTAGGTTGCCGCCATTGCCAACTCTTCTTGCCGCTCCAGCCAATCCATCGGTGTTGGATAGTGCGAGCAGTGCAGATCAAACCCTTTGACATCATGCGCGATGCCTGAGGTGGCCACTAACGCATCCTTGAGTTGCTCGCGGTCACAGCCCAGCTCAGCGCAGACCGCTTCAGGGCTCATTCCTTGATCCACCAGCTTGCGGGCTGCATTGCCCAGCTCGCGCACCTTATGAGGTGCTTTGATGCCCCAGTTGCTGCTGCGCAGATAGTGCAGGCACTCGCCTAGGGCAAAGCTCCAGAGGATTGTGCTGAGTTTGCCCCGCTCCGGCTTCCAGGCCCGAAACGCCTTGATGGCGGCAAAGTCCACGCAGCTGTTGATGTCCTCGGTGGCCATGCAATAGCCGTACTTGCGGGTCAGCTTGTTGGCAAAGTATTTGACCAGACCAATGTTCTCAGCGTAGAGCTTGCCAAAAGCTCGCTGCTCTTCGCGGCTTAGTGGTGTGGCCAAGTGATCTTCCGTGCGCAGCTTTTCTTCCGGCAGCCCTAATGCCGTCAGTAGGGAGAGCTGATCGCGGGAACGTTTGGCCACCCAATCATCCTAACTCCGCAGCACTGAGATTTGGCCAACGGATGTTTTCGGACTGGATAGGCACAAGCAACCGAGAACACCAACCAAATGCGGCAGCACAGTTAACGCATTTTGCACCGTTGGTGCGCCACCATCGCGGAAGTCAACGCTGAGCACATCGACGCGGGCACTCTTGAGGTCCGCGTTCGGGATGCCAGGGATCAGTTCAGCGAGGCCAGCATTGGATGGCTTGAGCAGGGTGGTGTCATTGAGCAGGGCATCGGCCAGATCGAAGGTGGCATATTTGATTTCATCGGGGATGACATCGTCGGCGTAGTCCTTCTCCCCGCAGGTGGCATCTTCACGGGGCCAGAGCAGCGCTTGGGTGGTGGTGGCCTTGGTGCCGACCCAGTTGAGCTGGTCGAGGTAACGGGTGGCGGCGATCAGGGCTTTGCCCTTGTCATCCGTGGTGGCCGTGCCCCACTTGAGGGTGGAGAGCATGGTGGCTGCGATGGAATCCGCAGCAGCAACCGACAGGTAGCTGTTGGCATCAGCAGCGCCAACAGTGGCAGTGACGGTGACAGGCATGGGACAACAGCGCTAGGACTAGTTTGCTCAGCGCTTGGCCGACCACTGCTTGACGGCCTTGTCGAAGCTGATCTGCCCGCTGATGAGCTGATCGCCTAACCGCACGCCAAAGATGTCGCGGGCCGTTTCTGGGTTGTCCTTGACCCAGCTTTTGGCCGCACGCTTGAAGCTCACCGTCTGCTCACCGCTGTCACCCTCTGCGGGCCGCTTGGTGGCCACTTGGTCACCGCTGGGGCTGGTCATATCCTCGTTGCGCCATTTCCAGGGCACGAGAAAACACCGGCATTGAGGGTGGGGACTGACCTTGCGGTAACCCACCTCAAAGCGCTTGCCATCCAAGCCAATACAGATCGGGCACACCGCTGAATCCAGCACAGCTGTCCAGACCAGGCCCTGTTCACCCAGCCAATCTGGGTCGGTCTCAAACTCATAGATGGCCTGCTGGGCGGCATTGCCCACCTCATGCACGCCCGTGCGGATGATGGCCTCGACGTTGTTCTCCACCCGCCGCACCACCGCATCCTCAAAGGTGCTGACCACCTCCCCGCCCACATCGGACAGGCCAAGCCTGATGTAGCGCTCGACCCGGTCAGCCACTTGAGCCGGCAGCGTTGCGGTCAACGTGTCCGCCAAGGTCTTGCCATTGACCACGGCATTGTTGACAACCTGCCGCACCTGAAGGCTGGCCGCACCCTCAGCGGTGAGCGTGCCACCAGCGGCCTCGACCATCTGCCGGGCAAAGTCCAGCTGCTGCTCAACGAACGGTGCCAAGGCTTCCTGCAGGGTGCTCAGCACCGGCACACCCCAGGTCTGCTGCACGCTGCGGGCCACTGCATTGACCACAGCGCGGATGGTGTTCTCACGGTTGACACCAAGAGCCAAGCTGCCGGACTGGGCCACGATGCGCTCAACGGCGGCCATGGTGGTGCGCAGCTCGCTTAAGGCCTGACGAATCAAGCGATCTTCTAATGCCTTCTCCCGCAGGGCATTGCGCAGGAACAGTTCGATCTCGTCAGAGATGGCCACAACTAACGCCCAAAGGGATGGCCAGGGTCACGGCCTGACTTCACTGCAACGCAGGCTCTCAGATAAATGTGGCAGCTGGTCTTGCCGGCACGCTCTAGGGCTTCTTTGACCTTGCGCCAGTTTTCCCGCTGCTCAGGTGTCACCGGCCTTGCCCGCGATAGGCCTTCTTGTGGGCTTTGGGGCGGCTACCCCGCCCGGAACCCTGGGTGGTCTTGTGGTGGACCGGCTCTTTGCGGATGGTGCCGTTAAATCCCACCTTTGCTTTGGCGGCCATCAGCTGATGTAGGCAAGAACCTTGCCGCTGGTCAGCTTGATGCTGCTGAAGTTGCCATAGATGGTGGTGCCAACCGGGATCGGCATGGCGCTGATGCTGTCGCCCTTGTAGTCAGCCACCGTGGCCGTGTTGATCACCGTTGCCTCCAGTGCCGTGATGGCCCAATACCGCCCATTGCTGGTTGTGGTGGTTGCAATGTAAACAGCGCCGTTGTAATCACTGCGTTCCATCAGGTTTGACCTTGCGGGCACGGGGTCTTCTAGTTTGCGCAGGCTGTTCCTGCGGCTGCTCTGACTGCTCTATAGGAAAAGAGGCCACCTCCGAAGAGGCAGCCTCCTGTTGGCGCAGTCGCTTAAAAGCGAACATGCCCATCAGACCTTGTAGATCACCACGGTGTTGGCAGCGGTTACCAGGACACGGAAGGTGCTGGACGTACCAGCCTCGACAATCGCATCACCATTGACCGTGACGCCAGTGGCGCCAGCGAGCAGGGTGATGTGGAAGGTCGAGGTGCCAAGGTTGACGATGCTGAAGTCGAAGCTAACGCCAATGACGTTTTGCCCTACAACATCCAGCGCCGCGCAAATCAGGCTGCCGGTATCGGTGGTCAGGTTGAACGCTGCGGTGGCAGTGCAAACCATGACACCGCCGAGCATCCGAGCTGCAGTAGCGGTTTGAGCACCACTAGCAGCCAAGGTGCTGACAGTGGTCTTGCGGTAGAGATTCCCAAAGGCGGGGTTCTCCAGTTCAAAAAGGGATGCCATCGTTAGTTACCTCAGAAGTTGGGGTTGGAGACGATGGACACGATCCCGAGGTTTTTGGTCTCGTAGATCTGCTCCCAGTTGGTCACGGTCTCCAGCGTGGCGCGGGAGGGGTTCACACCACCGGACTTGTAGGACAGGCCGAGGGGGTGATAGAGGTTGTGCCAGTGGACCGACATGGCATCACTCAGGGCGAGGATGTCACGGTCGGTTTCGGTGACCAGACCCATTTGGGTGCCGGACGCCATGGCGCCAGGGGTGAACAGGTACGAGGCGTACTCGGTGCCGTTTGTGTTCACATCATCCGAAACCAAAACCCTGAGCCCCATGTAGGTGGGAACGTTCACTTCACCGAAGGAACCAGCCACGCTGCCGCCAAAGGCATCAGGCATCGCAGCATCAGCCGTTTGACGGGCTTCAGCAGCGGTCACATAGTCAATGGCGCGACGCTCAACGAGGTCGTAGTAGACCTTGCTGTGCATGGCGATGACCGAGAGTTTCTCACCTTGATCACCCAGAGCAGCGCGAGCTTCAGCCACCTTGCCGGGGGACAGCACGGTAGCCGTGGCATTGGAATCAATGGCCAGAGCTTTCAGCGCACCAGTGGTGTTGCTGGTCAGCGGGCCAAAGATGCCTTTGAGGATGGCGAACACATCCTTCTGCTGCTGGTGGGAGATGTAATCAGCCACCTTGCGGCCAATGGCAGCCATGGGGTCATCACCAGCGGCCAGAGCGGCCAGGGTGCGGACTTCCCAAGCGCGGCCACGGTGCAGCACCGGGCAGATTTGCTTCTCAGCGCCGATCTTGCCAGGGGTCAGGCTGGTGGAATCGCTCAGGATCTCAGCATCACCGCTGAGGTTGGCGGTCCAGCTGGGCACGTTGACATAATCGCCGCCTTCATTGGCATTGAGGATGTCAAGGGGTTGGATCACGCCCGACTGCAGGAAGGTCGAGCGGGTAGTGACAGCTTCATCAACGTATGCCGAGAAAATCTCGGGAACGATGATGTCGCTACGCAGTGTTGCCACTGGGATAGCTCCTTAATAGATGGTGTGTAGGTAGCCACAGGCTGCGTGGGGGCCACAAGCCATCCCAGTTGGATCTACTTTGCCGCAGCTTTTAAGCGTTGGTAGAGATCAGGGTCAGTTTTGTAGATCCTGGCTTGTTCAGTCAGGTTGAAATGTTCGCGGGTAAATGGATTCTTGGTCGTGGCTAGCGCCGTGCTGCTGGCGCGGTTGCCGGCTGGTGCGCCGGAACCCTGCGGCTTGGGTGCCTTTTGCATCCAGGCCGGAAGGCTGCTGGCCCATTCCTTCACGGGTGTGCGTTGGTAGCCATCCACCACCACCACGGTGCCATCCGGTTCGCGTTCCATCTGCTCCGGCTTGAGCTTGAGGCGCAACACGGCTTCAGGATCGTGGACCACTTCAGCCAAGGCGGCCATCGCTGGGGACACCAATTCCAGCTCCCGCACTTTGGCTTCTAGGTCACTGATGCGTTGATCCTTGGCGGCAGTTTGCTCGCGGTATTGCGCTTCTAGGGCTTGGCGGGCTTCGGCGTATTTGCCTTCGGATTCCAGCTTGGCCTGCTCGTGGCGGTTGCGGAACTCGATCAGCTCTTGGACATTGACGCCATCAGGAACCGCTTGTGCTTTGGCCTTGGCTTTCTTGGCTTCATCCAGTAGCTCACGGTTCTTACGCCGCAGGGCTTCCAGTTCAGCTTCCACAGCAGAGGGTTCAGGCGACTGCTCCACAGGGGCAGTGGTTTCCTCAGACATAAAGACCAAGATGGTTACACTTTAGATGTTACTTCCTTTGCGGAAGATGCAGTTGTTGGTGCTAGGCATCCTCGTCGTTGTCACTGTTGGGTTCTTGCTGGTTGTTGGCTGGAGCAGTTGGCAACTCGTTGATAGCACTCTGGAGCTGAGCCTCCTGCGCTTCTAGACGGGCCTGCTGCATCGCAGCAGTGGCTTCCAGTTCATCGTCCACCGAGAAGTCGTCATAGAGCCATTCACCATCGGCCAGCTGGATGAGCAGCGTTTCCTGGGTGATGGCACCGGACTGCCACAGCTTCATCAGTTCTGCAGCATGGGTGGGTTCAATGCGCTGGCTGACAAAGTCGGTGTTGACCATGCTGTTTCCAGGGTTGCCAATGCCCAAGTAGGCGGCGTGATATTTGAGGCAGTTGTCAATGGTGTCCTGCAGGCCAAGGGCGACGGTCATCAAGGCTGAGTCGCCTTGGCTGCGGTCCATGGCTTTGGCCAGGCCGGATTCGGCCACATTCTTCTGGCCCATGATTGCGGCCAGGCCCAGCTGGTTGATCTGCTCGCGGATGGCATCAAGCTGCTGGAACTGATATTGGTAGCTGGTGCCTTGAGGCTCGACAAACTCAGCCCTGGCATCCACGGGCAACGCCATGGCCGAATCAGGGCCTGCGGTGATCTCATCAAGTTCAGCCGGCACGCCGTAGAGGTGGAACCGGGGCACTGCAGCAATGTGCAGCTGATTGCTGAGGTCTGAGCCGACGCGGTAGGCCTGCAGGTTCAAGAAGGCCACCTCCTCCAAGGGTGGGGTGGATTCCAGCTGGCCGATGCGGTTGCCGTAGGCCACGGCAAAGGGGATCTCATCAAGCGTGGTAGGCCCTTCAGCAATCAGCTCGTAATCTCCGCCTTTGCTGGGCGTCTTGCGGAACAGGCGGAAGCTGCCGGGTTCCAGCACGCGGATCTGCTCAATGATCTGCTCACCAAAGCCGTTGCCGCTTTCATACGGAGCCACCACCTGTTCGCGCAGACGCAGCTGGGTCAGCTTCTGGGTGCCGTTGAGGATGTCGGTGCGCCAGCCGAGGATGTCGCGGGGGGTGTAGGTCAACCAATAGGGCCGATCACCTTGGGCATTCTCATTACCACGGGGGAAGTCAACAAGGACACCGCAATGGCCATAGCGGATGACTTTACGGGCCAAGTCAAAGGTGAAGACGTTGAGGTCGTTGCCTTGGAGGTCGGTGTCAAAGAGGTGTTCAGTGATGGTTTCGTTGACGTTGTCGAGGCGGACAGGCTTGCGGTTAATCATGCCGGCCAGCATCTGCTCCAGCCGGGAGTAGTACGGCGGGCAGACGGAGCGGGTGAGGCGAGCTTTATAAGACTCGTCACTTTCTCGGGGCTCTTGCGGCAACCACCTTCTGCCTGCTGTTTGCATCAACAGCGTGCCACCGATGAGGCCTTCGATCAGTTCCCAGCGGGGTTCCATCCGCCGCCAGGCCATGCCTGGATCCTCGACCTTGAGATCAAGGATGCTGCCGGTAACGGCCAGGGAATTGGCGGATGTAGTTAGCACGGATGTTTCCCCTAGCTTGCCCTTGGCAGGGTGAACCTGATCAAAGTCTTGGCACTGCCATCAGGTTTGACGGCAATGCGGTGAAGAACGCGTGGCTCAGCTCCTTTAGGCTTAAGGATGCGACCAACAGCAGTAACAGTGGGTTCCTGAGTCATGTAATTAAAAACTTTGCTAGCCACTTTTGTTACCTGCGACCGCGCTTGGAAATCATCTTTGTAAGACTGCGCTTAGCTCCAGCTGCCTTCCTGTTTTCTGCAGCAGAACGGAAAGGAGAATTGCTGCGAGCACGACCACTCAGTTCCTTGTACTTAGCCTTGGCTGCACTAGCTGGTGCCTTTGGGGTCCGAGAGATGGGCTTACCGGCATTGGCTGTTCTGGATTTAGCTTGTGCGGCTGTCTTGACTGCACTCTTGGTTGCAGCAGCTTGACCACCGGACATTTTGCCGCCTTTCCCAACTGTAAAGGCCACGCCTTTGCCGGACACAGAGCCGCTGCTGCGAAGTCCACCGGCACGCTGCTGAGCAGCCTTTCCACCACTGAAACCCTTGGCTTTAACGCGATCACCAAGGCCAGTCGTGCCTTGGCTTTTTAGTTCAGCTGCCCGCGAGGTGTTCTTGGCACGGGTGCTTGCAGATTTGCTAGCCCCTCCACCGCCGCCGCCACCTCCGGTGCCAGAAAAGCGACCATTTTTGTCGCGCTTGTAGGACCGAGCCATGGCAGGGGAGGTATCTCTGAGTAGGTTGCCGATCAGTAGAGCCTGAGATTGCGCACGGCTTTGCCGCTGCTGCTCTTCCACGGATGCACAGGGTCAAACACCCCAATTACGCCATAGGACAACGCATCCCAGCCGTGATCAAAACCACTGTCCTTGTCGGGCATGTTGGTGCCTTCCTTGAAGGTCAGGTTGCGCAGGCTCTTGATTGTTTGCTTGCAACGTGGGTGGATGAACAGGCGCCGCGTGCCATTGGCATCGCAAACCATGGCATTGATGGCATTGCGCTTGTCATCCTGCATGTAGGGCCGCTTGTTCTCTGACACCCATAGGCCACGGCTGCGCAGGATGCCATGGTCGGTCTTGCCACCGGCAGAGGTCTTGCGGGCATGGCCGGTTGGGTCTGGGTAAACCCTGATGGTGCGTTCTGGATACCTGCGCAGCAGTTCGGTGGTGGCCTCGTCGGTATGGGTCTCGCGGATGTGGATTTCGTCAATGCAGTGCAGCTGATCCTTGACCTTCTGGCAAATGATCCAGTGCATGGGCGAGACGTTGAAGTCAGCGCAGACGATCAGCTCACCACCGAGATCCTCTAGGTCGTCGCGGATGTTGTCGTCGTTGAAGTCGGGCACGACGCGGCCCACAAGGTTGACGAAGCTGGCCTCGTATTCCTGAGAGAAGGTGCGGGCATCAAGCGTGCGGCGTGCCGCCTCGACTTCCTCTGCGTTGACCTGGCCGCCTTGCAGGGTGTTGAAGGTGAAGGTGGACGCATCGGGGTCATCATCGGCAGCATCCCACGCTTCTGCAAACCAGTTGAGGCCTGCGGGTGTGGTGGTGAACCAGGCTGGACCTTGCTGATCGGAGAGGGCAGGGCGGAGGACCATGGTCCAAGCGTCCTCGCGGACATACGCAGCCTCATCAATGACGCAGCCGGCAAGCGAAACACCCCGAAGCCGATCAGGGTCTTCTGCTCCTTTGAGGTAGATGGTGCTGCCGTTGGCAAGGTGAACCGAGAGTTCCGTTTCGTTCTTGCGGTCAAAGACCTGCGGCGGGACCATCTGCTTGAGCTGCACCCAAGCGATCTGCTTGGCCATCCGATATGTCGGGGCGACGTAATAGAACATCCCGCCTGGACGCTCTAAACCCCAGTTGATGAGTCGGGTTAGGGAGAGGTAGGTCTTGCCAAAGCGACGACCAGAGCAGAGGTAGGTGAAGCGGGTGGAGGCGTCGTAGACCTGCCGCTGGGCTGGGGTGAGGGAGCAGACCAGCTGATCTTGCAAGACAAGCAAGCCATCAGCCTGCTCGGCTGGGTTGATGGACTGGATAATGCTGACTAGGGCCTGGTCACTCTCGTGAAGACAGGGCATCAGGTCATCTCAAACTTAAGCAGCGAGGCTTGGGCCTTGAGGTATTGAAGCGCTGCCAAGCGGTTTTGAGTGGTCACCCGATCGTCACGATCATCGGGGTTCAGCTCTTGCCACATCCACTCCTGCATCTCGGCTAAGGCTTGAGCCAGCCACTCTGGGCGAGCGTGTTCAAGGTCACGGTCAAGGAGTTTGCGTGCTTCTGCAAGGTAATTATCAGCGGTGCGATCACTTACGCCCCACTTTTTCGAAGCATGTTGAACGATGCGAAATCGTGAGGCGCCTTTGACCAACAGGCGATAGACCTCATGAATGCGCTGTATTTTTTCGTGCTCGGAAGTTTTTGCCGCCATGGCCAGAGTTTAACCGGGCGATGGCATAAAGAGCGTGCCATCTGCGGCCAAAAGGTTCAGTCTAAGTTCGGCGTCTTCAAACGAGTGTGCCCAGATGGTCGCTAGGCGGGGGATGGTTTCTGGGGCAACCGTGTAGGTGAAGAGGTAGTGCCCGTTAAGGGGTTCGTCGTGGTGGGTGGGGAAGTAGCTGCCGGTGATGCGGAAGGTGGCCAGGAGCTGGCGGGCGATGTATTCCGCCTCGGTGAAGGTGGAATCGTCCTTCATGACGATGCCAAACGGTTCACCGTCGTAGGGGTGTTCGGCAACGATGGACCAGGGTTCCATGGCACCTGGACTGCTGGAATTAGGTTGCCAAGGGGATGATGGTGATGATGGCACCGGGGTGTTCGGAGGGTGTGGTGTAGCGCTTGGTGTGGGATGAGATGGCGATGCGCGCATCATCTTGAAGAAGGCCAGCGTCCACAAGAGCATCTTCAGTAGAGCGCAAGCATTTGCTGCCATCGGGCTTGACGGAGTGGTAGGTGGGTGCTGAGGGTTTAAGGGTGCCTTTGGTGGTGTAGTGGGATTTAGGGCGTGGGAAGAGAAAGATGCAGGAGAGGGAGACGGGTCCGGTGATGGTTGGTTGGTTGAGGGCGACTGCGGCTTGTTGAACGAGGAAGCGCCAAGGCTTGACGTTTTTGGAGGATTCGATCATGCGGCCATTACCCACGTGCCGCTTCGATCCTTGAGGAGCTGGCGGCATTCCTGCGACGGTGAAAGTGATAGGGGTCATGTCATGCAGTACCCCGACTCGCAGCCATCTTGCTCATCAATCCATTCAGGGAACAGGCCCAATTGATCTGGGATGGCTTGGTCTAATGGCTGATGGCGTCGAGCACCAATGCCTGAAATGAAGACCGCATCTTTGCCAATCGCTTCACGCTTGGCATTGAGGTGGCGCTCTAAGGCAGCAGCCTTGTCAAACAGCTCTGGGCGTTCGCGGCGCATGGTTGTCCATTGGTCTGTGGTCTTGTAAGGGCAAAACCAGCAGGAAGACTTGGGCGGTTGCGGCAGGCCAGATGCTGCAACGAGGCGCAGGCAGTCTTGACGGCTCAGTCCAAGCTCAATCAATGGGTAGGCACTGGTGTAGCCATCGGATTCACGGGTTGGTGTGGCACGGTGCGGCTCATCGGTGCTGATGCCTTTGCCAAGGGTGCAGCCCGGTGCGTTGCGTTTGATCCAGCGTGCAATGGGTTTGATCTTGAACTCAACTGTGCAATTGCGGTTGCCAGGGGCGCCATTGGCCATGCGGACAGGGATGTTGATGGCTCTGACAGGCCGATGCAGGTCGGCGTAGAGGTCAACAGGTGAGCCGTCCTTTCTTGTGCGCTGCAGGTCAATCCATTGGATGCCATGAGCACTTGCATAGGGTTTGAGGGTTTGGGTGATGTAGTGCAGTGTGCGGGGATCTTCTGCAAGGGTGCCAACGTTGGCAAAGATGAAGGTGCAATAGGGGATACGGCCTTGAGCAGCGAGCACTAAGCAAGCTGTCGATTGAACGCCACCACCGCAAGAGAAGACGTGCATCAGCCTGAGCGCTCTTGCAAGAGGTTGCGCAGGCGTTGCAGCTCACCTTTGGCTGATGGTGCAATGGGTTGCTGCAGGCGGTCATCCAAAATCCAGAGCAGACCGTGGAGGGTATCGGTCATGCCTTGTTGGTAGGCCGCAGAGTTGGGGTCTACTGGTGGCGGCTGCAGGGCCTGACGTAGGGCAGCGGTAGGGATCATCAGAGGCTGCGGATGGTCCAGAAGGTGGTGAGCTTGGTTTCGACTTCACCCAAGGCCACGGCCATCTCTTGCGCTGCTTTAAGGGAAGTTTGCAGCTTGATGATGTGCTCGGGGTAGGTGTAGGACTTACGGGTGGTAGTTGTGAGTTTGTAGTCGTTCCAGAGGAGGGGTTCGTCAGGGTTGACTTCACCGGCATCGACGAGGGCATCAAGGTCAGCTAGTGCTGCTTGCAGGCTGGCTTCCCAGTCCTTGATGGCAGCTTTGGCAATGGTGATGCGCTCAAGGGTGTCATCGAGCGTGGGCAATGATGACGGCAAAGATGGCTGTGAAGAAGATGAAGACGTAGAGGTTGGAGCGATCGATGCGGCGGTGCGGGGCATGGGTGGTCACGGTCAGGATGGGGTGATTAAGGAAGGGGAACAGGTTGGGGTTGGGGCTGGTCATTCCAGTTCCATGAGGAGGACGCGTTCGATGGCCTCGATGGCACCGGAGATGTGACCGTCAGCCCAGCTGCCGGGTTCAAACTCGTTGAGCCGGGCTTCGTAGTCAGCGAGCAGGCGTTTGATGGCTGAGCGCTCGACATCAAGGGTGGGATCGACGCGGCGGTGGGTGAAGTGGCGGATGCCGAGCGTGGTGTCGTAGATGGGTTGGGAGGTCATGGGTTGCGGCTCGTTAGTGCTAGCGGTTGTGGTCAGCGAAGGGATGGGTTGCGTTGGCTTGGGGTGAGGGCTGAGGCGTACCAGGAATCAGCGTCGTCCAGGTCGCGGTCAGCGAGGGGAACGATGGGGAAGTGCTGGACGGTGTAGGGGATGCCGTCGGATTGGAAAAGGCTGTGAAAGTGGTCCAGCTCGTTGGGACCGCAGGAGTCTTCGCAGACTGCCGAGACAAAGTGCCAGGACTCGGATTCATCGAGGCTGGGCTGAGCTGGTGGGAGAGTGGTGCAAAGGGATGCTGGGCCTCCGATACCGCCACACGCGGCGTCCTGCCTTACGGGAAGGACCGACCCAGCGTGAGAGAGCCTAGTCATCACTGAGGAACCTCCTGCGAGTAAAAGGCGGCCAGCTGGTCAAAGTGTTCTTCAATCCAACCGGTGATGGCACGTTCACCGATGGCTGATTCAGAGGCCCCTGTCAGTTGCGAGAGGGATTGCAATCGAACTTTGACGCTGGAGTGAAGAGATACTGTGACCCGGTTTGCGGCGCCTGGCATTAGTGGTGTGTGGTGGTGGGGTCGCCCCCTTGCCCTGAACCATAGCTCCTAGGTTGCGCTAGCGCAAGTGGATTGGCTAGCGGAAGGTCAGAACGGTCTGAAGCGGGCTTCGTACTGCTCCAGAACGGACCACCACGCATCGAGGCACTCCTGCGCGTCATGGGTTTGGACCTGCACGCCACCGGGTCTGGCCCAGATGCTGAGGCACCGGCTGAACAGCAGGCCATAGCGATCACCAGCCATGTGAACGCCAGCACCAAGCTGGGGTTTGATGTCATAGGGGCGACCAGCAGGACCGAGCGTCTTGAGGTCAGCGATTCCGTAGGTGCCGTCTGGGAACTGGAAGGCGAGATCGAGGGTGCCGGCCACGTTGCGCTTGAGGCAATAGACCATCAGCTCAGAGCCGATGGGTGTGATGGATTCCCAGATGGGGTGGGCCAGCAGCGGTTGGATGTAGGTGCTGAAGGGTTTGTAGTTGTCAGAAGTCAGGCTCGGCGGGGTCTTCCAGGTAGTCGCCGGGTTCCAGCGATGGTTGACGAAGTGTTCCAACGCTTTGTGCGTGGTATTCCCACGCGCTTCCCACTGGTGGCGTTTGGCCATGATCTGGGCCATTTGTTCCGGGGTCTTGGTCACAGCTGAGATGACGCCGGTCACTGAGATCGGGAACCTGTGGCTGGTCTGGCCATCGTTGAGGGAGTAGGTCCATGTTTCTGGATCCCTCGTTAGCCCTAGGGGTTGCAGCCACGTCGAAGTCGCGTGGGTTAATGGGTTGGACGGCTTCGGCGGGGGGCTGATCACGGAGGAGGTTGCGGTGGGGTGGGTGGTTAAAACCGTGGATGCGGTTGGACTGCATGTGTTGGTACATCCAGCCTTGGCTTGGGTGGTCGAGATCGTCAAGGGACCAGTGGCCTTTGAGGATTCCTTGCTGGAGGGTGCGGCGAACTGATGCCAGATCAAAAGCTTGGTTCATGGGTTGCTTGTGCCGCGTTTGCCCGCGATCAGCGCGGATAGGTCGTTGACGTATTGCTGCTCACGGCGTTGACGCTGGTACTGCAAACGAGTTTCCTTGTTGCGCAGATACCAGTCTTTGGAGCGTTCCCGAGCACGTTGCGCCTTTACTGCGGCTTGCTCTTCGGTTCGGTAGGTAGGCGGAGGGCCTGGATGACCGTGGTAGTTGGCAGCCTTAAGGATTTGGCGTACGCGCTCGCGGGTCAGCCCAAGCTGATCACCAACCTCCTGCAGGGTTGCCCCTTCGTTCCGCATGGCCACGATCTGAACCATGCGCTGTTCCTTGCTTGATCTAATTGCTTGGTTCATGGCCTGCAGCAGCGAGATCGCGTTTCATTAATTCCCTTGCCCAGACGGTGACGGGCATGTCGAGGCGATTGCAGTGGTCACGGATGAGTTCGTAGAACTC